GCCTGTGCCTATCTCCCAAGCATCTCCATCCTCGATGACATAACGAACTACATTAGTGTCTACTACACCAGCATCAGCAAAGGTCTGATAACCTACCTCAGCAGTGCCAAGGGTAATAGTACCCGTGCCAGTAGTGGCAGTCGATACTTTAGCTCTGTTGACGAGAGTTACCATTTAGTTAACCTCTTTAGACTGGATCAGGGATACCGATAGCAACAGACGACAGTGTGAAAGTGTTACCTGTAGTGACTGCTTGTGAGGCTGACAGAGAGCCTGTAGCCAGTAGACGAGAGTTTACGGTGTCTACAATAGCATAGTGGGTAGCTGTACCCGTACCTGTGACTGCACCATCAGTAATGGCTCCCACAACAACCTCACGGCCACCACCAGCACGGTCAGCAGGCGCACCAATGCTAAGGCTGGTAGAGTTACCCAAAGTGTTAGTGCTTGTAGCAGCTACATAGGTAGTAGCCTCAATAGATGTAATATCAATACGGTTAGCTTCCGTGTCTAGTACGGTCAAACCGTTGTCAAACACCCGATCATTAAGAGTAGCCATTATTTGTTTCCTAGTCCTTTAGCGTTACTATACGCAAGTTTTAGTTCTGGTTTAGCGTAACCTTTAAGAGCAAGTTCAGTAACAGCCCAAACCATAGCGTCATACCTATCAGGTGACTTCTGTTTGCCCATAGGCTCATAGGTTGTCATCTGCGTCTCAAGCTCTACAAGACTTGCCTTGGGGTCAGAGGGGTTTCTGACGTGCTTTACCTTACCACGTTCATACAATGCGCTTACAGGCTCTGCTCTAGCTATTTTATTAGTTGAGGCGTGTACGCCCTTAAGTGGGATGTTCTCGTCTACAACACGGAACAAAGGTGGGATCATATCCTTACCTTGGTTACTCTCATAGATAAGCCTATCACAATCAAACTCATAGAATAGCTCGGCTGCTTTTTTACCCCACACTTCAGGCAAGGCTTTCATAGTGTAATCACCAAGAATGTAGACAATACCGTTAATATCAATACCAGCGTAGATAATACCAGTCATATCGGATTCTACGTTAGCTGATACAGCAGGGTCTACCGCAATAATCTTTCTAACTAGAGTTGGTACATCCGCTAGGTCTACTTGACTTGCATCTACCATCTCAAGGGTCCAAAGAGAGCCTTCATTCTCGGTGAGGATTTCAGCATAAAGTTCCTGCCTACCTAGACGGGTACCCTCATAGCTTGAAACAAGGTCTTTAACAAATTCCTCTGAAAGGTTAGCTTTATTCTCAAAAGTGGAACCTGAGGTAATTACTACAGACCGTGGTATTACTGTACCGTCTTCCAACACACGAGTTTTAGATTGTGCTACAAGACTTCTAATAAGTGGGGTAGACTGTGGGGTGGTAGTGACGCAATACTTGTTCTTACCCTTCCAAGGCAGACGTACTGTCATCTTCAGCATATCCCAAGCCATCTGCTGGTTATTCCAAGCTGCTAACTCATCTGCCCAAGCACAGTGAAATTGGGGTCCACGAAGACCATCAGGTTCTTCAGCAGAGAAGAAAAAGGCAGTAGCACCATTTTCCCATTTAAGGGTTTTCTTTGTAGAGGACCAATAAGGCATACCCATAGCTTGGCCAGAATAAGTCTTATCACCAGCGTAGCACAACGACATAAGACCAGATTCACCGTTGACAACAGTTTTCTCATGGTCATTGCCAGTTCTTGTAACTACAGCAATTCTTTTAGCACCCTGTTTAACTTGCTCACGTACCCACTCAGCGCCTGCACGGGTCTTCCCGTAGCCCCTACCTGCGTTTATCAGCCAGACGTTCCAGTCCTTCTCTTGAGGCTCTAGCTGGTTAGGTCTAGCCCAAAACTTCCAGTTATACCGGAGTTCCTCAGCCTGCTTAACAGTTAGCTTAGAAAGGACTTCCTTAGCCTTAGCTGGGGGTAGGTCACGAAGGGTTTGGGCTGTTAGCTTTAGTGTCGGGTTCTTCATCTTCAGTAATTCCTAGCAACTCTGCAAGCTGGTCAATAGCACTAAGGTCTTCATCTGCACTATCCTGCTCAACTTCAATGTTAGTACTCGTTGGGGACCAACCAGCCTTGGAACGAAGGAACAACTCTTGGGAAGGGAAATGACCGAACTCACCTTCCTCTAGTGCCCGCTTGATAACCTTAGATGCTACAAGCCCATTGATCTCTGCACGAGCAGCCTCAAGGTCTGCCTTGTAGTACTTGTAGAAGGTATTAAGGGAACGAGGAGCATCAGCGAACTTAGCTTGAACTTCTCCTACAATATCCTTAACAGACAAGCCCTCCTTCACACGCTTCTGCACAAGGTTGGCAATAGCCTTATTCTTACCGATCTTGTTAATTGGTGCGCCGAAGTTAGACATTACTTGTGTTCCTTGTTAATTTGACCATCCAGCCACTTAGTTACCTCTGGGCCATCAAAGCAGGCTACAACCTCGTAACCACTACCAGAAAGGTTTACACAACAGATACGACCTAGTGGGCCACTACGGCCAAGAAAACGAATATGCAGACCCTTAGGCAAGTTCTTTCGTGGTATCGTGAGGTAACAGCCTTTGTTCTGTGCTGACACATATAATTCTTCAAGGGTCATGTCGGGTAAATCCTCTTAGGTATCTAGCAAATGGTTGGCGAAGGTGCAGAGAATCGAACTCTGTTCTCAAAGTTTTGGAGACCTGCGGATTACCAGTTTCCCTCACCGACACTAGGGTTCGCTACAGGGGCCACTAGAGGCTCTACCGTAGTCTTTAGTACCCACCCCACCCAAGAAGTCCTTACAGGCCTCTGTAGGCTCTCTGTAGGTCTCAGGGGGGTGGTATTTCTATTGGGTGTATTATTACTACAAGGAGTATGTATACCTAAGGTGGTAGCGCAGGTTCCTTAAGACTAATCCTACAAACCTCTTAAGTAGCGACAGCTACACTGTCTTAAGACGGTAGCACATGTACCAATTCCTTAAGGTATCAAGTCATCAAGTATCTGAATACTACAAAACCTTAAGAAGGTAGACCGTACTCTAGTATATACTTAAGTATCTTAATTCTTATCAGTCTTCAATCTTGTTGTAGTATAATACTTAAGTAATACTTAGGTATCTTCTTTTTACTTCTTCTTACTTGATGTAGTTAATACTTAAGTATGTACTCTAGTACCCCCTACCCCCTTGTACCTATATATAAGTCCTTTTCTAAGGATTTTACACAAGAAAAATCAAAGTATTTTCACACTTTCTTCTAACCCATTGAAAAGACCCAAATACTTTTTCATCACTTTTTGTTACAGTCCCCAAATGTTTCACTCTTATCACGGAATACCCCCTAAGTATCTTCTTTTGACAGCCTCTATCACCCTCTTGTCTGTCTCATTCTCAAGGCAAGCCTCAAAGTCGCTAGCTCGTTTTGCCGTCATTGGTATGATTAGCCCTCTTGGGCCTATCAGATTATTCAGCCGCTGACTTATGAAGCAGCAATTCTCTGGTGAGTACACGAAAGTACAACCTAGCAAATCCTTATCGAGGGATTTCCCTGCGTAGTCTTGGTCATTCATCCAAGAGGAGAAGTTAGAGAGAAGGTGCCAAGGCTCTACTACGGAACAACCTTTGTAGGTAGGTTGATCCTCTTGGGTGTAGTCACTGTAGCACCTATACAACATGGCTACCCACCTTGTATATTCTGGGGTGCCAGCAGACTTCCTTACGTCATTTGTACCAATTCCAACAACACTCTTGCTTCTATTTCTTAAATACATTTCAACCTCCATTGATTTCTTAAAAGTAGCACACCTCTACCTCCAAAGTCAATACACATAATGTTTCATTGGTTGTAACAATTCGTGATGATGGGTTGTAGGGTACCCAAAGTAAAATCTTTCTTTTGAGTTCTCAGGTGGATACGCACCGGGGCCGAATCACCCGCGTATTTCCCATAGGGTCCCATGCACATATGACCACCCGAGTCAACCCCTAATCGCACAGGGGCCAGAGGTATATCACGAGTGTGACATTAGGGCAACACTAATGTGATCACAAAGGGAATGCACATGTGATCACAAAGGGAATGCATATGTGATCACAAAGGGAATGCACATGTGATCACAAAGGGAATGCACATGTGATCACAAAGGGAATGCACATGTGATCACAAAGGGAATGCACATGTGATCACAAAGGCGGGTGTGGGATAAATACAATGGTATCAGATACTTGGGTATGCACCAAAGAAAACTATTGACAGGGGATTCGCGGGGGGCAGCCCCTATGACCATTGCTACAACAATCTAGTTGCGAGTCGTTCGCAAGTGTAGCGCATGGAAAAACCCTAGCTAAGCCATTGACTCAACTAGGGTATAACGTGGGGCAGGGCAGGGCGTGGGGCGGTGGCACGGGTGGCTTATATCGAATCCCTTGGCTTAAACACCACGTGACTCGTCCACCCGCTAAGCTCCAGCTTAAAACAGTCATCTGGACCTAATGACTCTAGGGTATATGCATCCCTTATACATTCAGAATCCATTACTATTTCCCATGGGCCATTACTGTTAACAGGCTTTGCAAATGAGTAACCTACTGGGGGTTTCATACTAAGACTCCTCAAAAGGTTAGTGTTAAGACAAGCGTTAGGCCTATGCAAGCAAGCCATAGGGCGTCAATCAATAGATAATTAACCATAGTATATCCCCCATGAATCCTTGATTGTAAGCCTGCTGCCGTCTCGCCCATTGTCATAAGTGGTGAACCTGTCGTATACCATATCCGGGTCGAAACCACGGGCTTGGTGCATACGGATCAGCGCCAAGAATTCGATTCGGTTAGGTACTCGAATTGTTCACCTTCATTCGGGTTGGGGTAGTATTCAACGCCGTATTCAATTTTGATGGTCTGCATATCAATTCTCCCAGTCTTCAAAAGTGAAATCAGTTGGCACAGCCCATAGGTCTCCCTCTTGCCATAGGTAAAAAGACTGCCCAGCTTCATCCGTCAAAATGGCGTTATTGAGTACCATGTCCCAAGTGTCCAAATAGTGTTCAAATTCTGGACCCTGCCCTAACTCTTGCCAGTCTTGGGCCGAAACCCCGGTGACCATGTCACGGACGATAGACTCGGCAAAGTATTGGGGAATGAAAACCCCGTGGCTGTCTCTTGCCAGTAGAATGGCGTTATTTGGTAGGTCCTGCATATCAAGAATCCTTTTCTAAGTTGCGTTTAATGCGCTTACAGTCTTCTGACATTGCTTTTATGTAGGTCCTGTAATCCGCTGGGCAATGTCCCAACTCTTCTATCTCGCCATTGGTAAGCATGCCTTCAAACCAATAGTGGTTGATATTGGACTGGGCTTCTTTAGTACTTGCGGGAACTTTATAGTAGGTGAACGGGTTCGGCATCTCAAGATTCCCTTATTGGAAAGCGGTTTCTGTAGTGATCGAGATAGTAACGTACTTTGGATTAATCGCCCTAACGCTTGCGGCGTACCCTTGTGCCTTGTCAACGTCCAGAAAGGTTTTGAGATGTTGCGGCCCTAGGCCCCCGTTATAGTCGCGTAAAACCCTGTAAAGAATAAGCATGGCTTAAGACTCCTCATGTTCTGCGATAATATCCGACAAGGCCGATTCACAAGCGCAAAGCAATGTTGCAAAGGCAATGCGGCAAGCGATACCGCCGAATGTGTCCCCCGCCTTAACTAGCGCACCGCAGTCCTCAAGCCATTGTTCACCCGAGTCCGTGTCCTGTGTTGCGCAAAACTCAATCGCCTTGCCATAGTAGATTGCAATTTCATGACCATCACAAGATTGAAACAAGAAATCACGCGCGTCATCCTCATCATAGTTAGACTCAATCCAAGCTTCTAAAGCGATTGCGTGGGATTCTTTATGCAGGTTGAAATTTTCCATATTACTGGGCCTCTTGATTAATAACGTAAATGGTTGCCGATGGAACAAGCGCCAAAAGATCACGACGGGCCTTTTCCGCTTGCACAAGGGCTACAGGGGCGAAACCCTGGAACGGTACGATAGCGCCGGTGGATTTGTTGCGTGCTGCCAGTATGTAAGTTTTAATCATGGTTAGTTCCTTTGTTTTGCGTTTCGTTAACCCTGTTATTGCATACGATTCGCGGGATGTAAAGCCCCCTATCGGCCCTGGTGATCTGCACTTAAGCTCGGCCTATAGCTCGGCACTGGTGATCTGCACTTAAGCTCGGCCTATAGCTCGGCACTGGTGATCTGCACTTAAGCTCGGCCTATAGCTCGGCCCTGGTGATCTGCACTTAAGCTCGGCCTATAGCTCGGCCCTGGTGATCTGCACTTAAGCTCGGCCTATAACAACGCTTGCATCCAATCACGTGGCGGCGTATAAACAGGAAAGAAACAGAAAAGGGAACGAATCAATGGACGTTTTTGCGATATTTCTACTACTGACCATGCCGCTTGCTATCCCATATTTCTTTGCGCGCTTGATCGACTGGTTAGCATAGGAAGACAAAAATAGGGCTTGCGAATCGGTCGCGAGTCCTTTATACCTGGTTATAGGAAGAAGGAGGCGCAAACGATGATCTGGCCATAAAACAGAAAAAACTATAAAACCATAAATACGGATAGGGCTAACCTTTAGGGGCGCGGTCGCAAAAAACGGAATCGTGGGTAATCGAAACTTTATTGAAAAGTGATTTGTATTTCAGTCGGTTCTGGTTTACTA